CTAAATGCGAATTTCCGTTTGTTTATATCGCAGTCCCGGCAGCGGCGTATAGTGTATGGATTGTAGTCCGGCACCGTCTTTTGCTCAAGTCCGGGATTGAATCGGAATATTCCTTTGCTGTCGCGTTGCAGAGCCTCGTCGCCAAGCCTCATCGCCTCCGCGTGGGATGTCGCCGGATACTTTGACTTGCGAACCTGTACGACAGTGCATCGGCAGTTCCATCCATTCGGAGGATAGAACTCCGCCCAAAACGGGTCAGATGGAGGCAGGGTCACACCATCGAGGGCGGCGTGTTCCGGGCGAACCTTATCATCCTTTTGAGTTCGGTATTGGAGATTGTATCGGTCTCCATCCTGCATGAATCCTTCCCATTTAGCAGCCATTTCTGCCGAAGCGGTGACAAAGTTATACTCAGCCCGGAGGTAGTTTGCATTATAGGTTTGGTCGATGCTTCGAACATCGTTCAAAAAGCGTTCAAACGATTTTCGTTCGCCGTTCTCATCTACAAGTGAGGGGAAAGCCTCGTTGAGTTCGTGGAATGTTTTAATGCCAGAGAAAATAAAGTCCGAGCGGTGGAGCCTTTTGCGCATGGCATCGGACATCTTGACTTGCTCGAATGACGAGTCAAGGGCAGACGCATGGCTCTTGATGAATTCCCGGACTTGCGGAGTGGATAGAATATCGATGGAGAGCTGCGCACCTTCAGTTTTATACACAGCCTTCATCATTCCGTCGAACAGAACGGAGAGCTGCTTACGAATTTCATCCTCACGTTCTTTGCGCCCGGCCATGAACACCTCCGGCATATCCTTGAGCAGACGGGCATAGCGTTCATGCAGCCCCACATAGTCAGTGGGGCTTAGTCGAAAAAAGGTCTGCTGTTCTTTTGCTTGCCCTTATCATCCGGCTTCGTGTCATCGCCGTCTTCCCCATCACCTCCGGGTGGTATGATTGGTGCGGTCTCCCGACGGTCTCCCACAGGCATGCCGTATTTGTCGGCAAAGTATGAAGGGTCAACATCAAAATTGTTGAGAATCATAGTCTCGTATGCAATCTGTTGTTCCGGCGTATAATCCACCGCGTCGTCCCATTCAAAGCGCAAGCCTTTGAGGGGGAAACCGTGCTTGATCATCCGAGGGATGAGCTGATTGTTTACGATGTCGCGGAGCATATCGCGGTCGGACTCCACAAGGTTCTCGAATACCTGCAAATGTGTTTCTGACTGCGACAGTGAAGAACCGTCCTCGATTGTCATGGTCTGGCCGATGGTCAGTTTCGACAGTTCCGAATTGGCACGGTCAATGCGCTTGTCATATACATTGAAGGCATCGCCTTTGCCGGATTCGACAAACTGAACTTCGGTTTCCATGCCGGTCACCATACCGAGATTGCTTCCGGCTTCCTGTATCATCTGCTCAAGTCGTTTCCACTCTTTCGGATCACGGGTAGTTGTCTTGGCGACACGCATCGGCATACCGAATATTTCGGCAAAGGCATCCCAAAACGCGAGTGCGTTCTTTTTGGGTATTGTCTGTTGTGCCGCTTTGAGGAACAGTCCGAGATCATCGGGCTGTCCGGCTTCTATCAGCCAATCCGAATATGGCCTTTCGTGGTAGTCGATGCCCGAAGTCCAGTCATCCCCTACATTTTGGACACAGCGGTGATACTCCGAGATAACGTGCTTGCGAGGTATAAGCCGGACACCGTCATAAGACAGGCACCCGTCCCCGTCCTGCGTGAGCTCTCCGAGTTCAATCAATGAGTGGCCGAACCACAACGAATCGTGGCACAGGCGCAGAAGCTGTTTGAACCAGGATTGATCGAAATAATGCATGGCAGACTCATCCTCGTCGCCGGATTCATTGACGAGCTTAAACGAGCGTGACATTACGAACCCTCGCCGCTGCTCGATACAGCCGGAGAGGTGGAGGTCAACGGCAACGTCCCTGTAAATGTCATAAAGACGCTGCCGGTTAGGGTTGTCAACATTTATTGCGAGCTGCCATGCCGCCCTCCAATCCGCTATGTCCTTTCGCGTCAGTGCATCGGTAGTCCGATGTATGTCCATGACGATGCTCTGAAACTTTGCCCGGTCTTTCGGCTTGGCAAGATTCAGTTCTCCGTATGGGGTCTGGAGTATCATGGGGTCGCTCTTTTTGGAGCGAAAGTTCTCAAGGAATTTGTCGAGTACGCCCATAGTATTACCAATTATGGCGGAGCCGTGGCTCCGAGTGAAATATTGTGCCGTTCATGACAGGAGTGTCCTCTTCCTCGATCAGCGGCAAGTCCGGGATGATTTTGCCTGACTGAACACCCTCAAGCCATTCGATAGCCCGTTCATAACGCTCCTTGCGTATCTCGATACCCATCTTCTGAGGGAGTGAGGCAACAAGATGATAGAGAGCTATATCGGCAGTCCGCATGACAATAAGCCTGTTCCGGGCATCCCCTTCGGCTGAAAAAATCGCCTCGCAATCATAGACAGGACGCAGATACCCGGAGATTTCCTCGATTGCCTCAAGCTCCGCGTTGGCGCGGTTTTCCTCAGAGGCACGTGAGATAACCTTGAGCGCATCTTCGCCTATGACCACGGCGTAGTCGTTGTCTTCGATAAACATGACGATGATGTTAAGTTGTTACGAAAAGAGCGTGTCTTTCAATATCCTCGACGGTCACGCCTTTGCGGAACCGCTTGCGCTTGATGAGTTCCTTGATTGTCTGTTTCGGAACGACCTTGAGTGAGCCTCCGAGGTTGATGACATAATACTTCATGCCGAACAGTCCGGCGAGTTTATTTGCTTTGCGCACGGCTCTCTTGAAACGCCATGCGGCATAATACTTTTTGATGGTCTTGAACATATCACCATGAGTTTTTAGGGTGCCGACGCGGTATCGACACCGGTTTGAATGTCTCTTGTCTCGTGCATCGCTGGAGGAACCATATAGCACCTTCGTCTGCGTCCGGCGCGTCATCATGGACACGGGAGCCTCGCTCAAGTGCAAGAGTCTGCTCTATGCCGACCTCCATGTCCGGGGTATCTTTGAGAGCTTCGTTGTAGAATACGAATCCACGCTCCCACAGTGGCGATACCGCCTCGATACGCTGAATCTTCTCCGGCTTTTTTCGCGTGTCCGGCATGATGGGCAGCTGATAGCCACGAATATTCCCTTCAGTCGCAAACTCATCGAGGATAATATCCTGCATGAAGTTAGCCTCCATGTAGAACGTCACCACGACATTCTCCGGCAGACTTTCATAGAGGTTGTATAGCCAACGCACCATCCCGGAAACGGTATCCTGTCGGACGTATGTGTCGATAAGGTGCAGCTCGGTTCCTATCTTACCCCACAGGCGACACGCCTTGTAGTCATTGGCTGTGGTCGACTTGAAAGACGGGTCGGTGTAGCAGACAAGCATATCGTACTTGTCGAGTTTGGGCATACGCTTGAACCGAATCCATTCATGCCTGAAGATGGTGCCGTCCGTGATGGGGTTGTGCATCATCTCCTTTTCCCATGCCCTGTATCCGACAAAATCCTTATATTCCTGTGCTTCCTCCTTAGTCCATTTTTCAGCCCATACAGGGTTTCCATCGCTGTCAACGGCCTTTATCTCGGACACATGAACACCTTTGGAAGCGGCAATATTGGCAAGCACAGAGTTTTTGGAGATAAGGTTGCCGACCATGATAAAACGACCACGGCCAACGTCGAGCGCACCGAACAGAGCCTCCTTCACCCAATCGGTCAAATCTTTTATACGCTTTTCATTCCGGCATATCTCGTCATCGTCCAAGTCATCGATGACAATATAGTCCGGGCGAGCCTCGCGGTCACGGAGACCACGGGGAGACTGTCCTCGGCCAACAGCAAGAAACTTGGCACCGCCCTTGGTCTTGAATTCTCCCTCAAGCCAAGAACCGAGGTTTTTCTGCTCGCCAAAGTCAGCAATCAATTTCTGATTGAATTCAAGTTCGGCCTGTAAATCACCGAGCAGACGGATTGCGCTGTCTTCGGATTTGCCGACGGTTATCATAAAATTGATGAGTCTCTTCGGTTGGAAAATAAGCCAAAGAGGAATGAACACACCGATATGGGTTGACTTGGCATGACCTCGCGGCCATTTGAACACAGCCTTGAGGTTGGGGGTATTCCTTATCTTCAGAGCGGCCTTCGTGTGGAATGGAGCGTTGTGTATCGTCTTGATGATCTCGCCGGTTGTCTTGTCGCGCAATGTAAGGAAATGGGCGAAGTAATACTCGCAGAACTCGTCATAGTTCGAGAGCAACCGTTTTATACGCCTGTCGCGTTCAGCCGGGGTCTCTTTGGCGATAGCCATAGACACAGCCGTCAGCGTCTGAACTTCCCGGCAATGTTCCTGCCACCGTTCAAACGCCTCCTTCTGTTCTTTTGTCCATTTAGTCGCCATAGCAAACAAGTGATCCTTTGTTTAGAGACTCAAGAAGGAATCCGTCCTGTAGCCTGTTTACTGTCTTGATAAGCTCAATAGTGATCTCCGGGTCTGTCTTTGCCCGGAATTCAAGATATTTGGAGAAAGCGGTGAATACTTCGATTGCCGCCACGACGTTTGCCTGTGATTTGTCGAGTTTGTCTATGGCGGCTGTCAGTTTTGCGAGTTTGTCTCCGAGGCTGTCCATGAGTTTGAGGTCGCCGGAGGCGTTGACTTTCTCAAGAATGGTTGCGGCCGCCTGCATCAACATCTTTATAAGCTCAGGGCGAGTTATCGTTTTTGCAGCACGAGCTTCCTTCCATCCGTTGGCAGTACACCATTTCGATATAGTAACCCTCGATACGCCGACCATGTCCGCGATCTCGGTCTGCTCCTTCCCGGACATATACAAGGTACGGGCGAGGTCTTTCTTTTTTTCGAGTTCTGCTTTTGTCATATTGATAATGATTTGCGCGGTTACATTCCGGCAAGCATGAGAGGCGCGAGCCGAAAATCACTGCAAAATTGGAGAGTTCACGCCTAAGAGCAAAAAAAGTGTGCAACGGTTTCATACAAGTGTGCAACGGTTGCACACTTTCTTGTCGGGCAGAGGATTACGTCGTAATATTGCACCGAATTTCAAACGCAACGACCGCAATGGGAAAAAGAGTAAGAATGACTGATGACAGTCTCAACAGCCATGGAAGCCGGGTATTGACATCCGGGTGTGACACCGCACAATATGAGCGGAACCCTGTGCTGCTGTACATGCACGAGCGCGGCAAGGTCATCGGTTACATGAAGGACATCGAGGTCAAGGATGGCGAGATCAGCGGCGAGCCGGTCTTCGACTGCGCGACTGAACTGTCCAAGCAGTGTAAAAAACAATGGGAGGTAGGTTCTCTCCGAATGGTCAGCATCGGAATCGATGTCCTTGAGCTTAGTGAAAAGCCGGAACATCTCGTTGCCGGGCAGACTGCGCCGACCATTACGAAGAGCAAGATCTTCGAGACCTCCATAGTTGACATCGGAGCCAATGACAATGCCATAGTCATGCGCCACAACGGAAAGCAGATAACGCTGGGCAGGGACAGCGAAAATCCCCTGCCTATGCTCAGTAATAAACCTCAAACAACAAAACAGCAAATGGAACTCAAGACCATCGCCCTCAAACTGGGTTTGCCGGAAACGGCTGACGAGACCGCCGTGCTTGCAAAAATCGGCGAGCTGAACCTTACTGCCGCAGAAGTGGAGCAGCTCAAAAAAGACAAGGATGCGCTGACTCTTTCGCAGGTAACTTCTGCCGTCGAGACCGCCATCAAGGAAAACCGTCTCACTCCCGACAAGAAGGAACACTTCATCAACCTCGGCAAGACCATCGGCATCGACAGTCTAAAGGCAACCCTCGATGCAATGACCCCGGCGGCAAAGCTCAGTAAAACCATCACTCCGTCTAATGGTGGCACTTCTCCTGCCGGTCAGAAGACCTATAACAAATTCAGCGAAGTTCCCGAAGATGAACTCCGCAAAATGCGCAGCGAGAATCCTGCCGAATACCGCCGCCTGTTCAAGGCCGAATACGGCTACGAATGCAATATCTAACACCAAATATCAACAACGATGAAAACAGCATCCAAAACCATCTGCGCTCTGCTTTTCAATATGCTCATGGGCGCAATCATCGCAACGCTTCTCGGCGTTCCCCCTCTCGTCGGTATGCTCTTCATGGTGGCCATAGGCATCACCATGAGCTTCGCGCCGGTCCCCAAAGGCGCACTCCGTGCCGGAGTCTATACCGAGGTATGGACAGGCGAGCTTGTGAAAGGACTCCGCGAGTTCCTAACAGGCTCATGGCTCGATGGTGTTCCTGACCAATCGTCTATCGTCAACAACGATGTCATCCACCTTGTAGAAGTGGGTGTTGACCCCGATGTCCTCATCAATAACACGACCTATCCGATTCCGCTTCAGGCACTCGAAGATAAGGATATCGCCATCTCGCTCGACAAATTTCAGACAAAGGTCACTCCCGTCACCGACGATGAACTGTATGCCATTTCGTATGACAAGATGTCCCGTGTCAAGGAAAGCCATGCCAACGCCCTCAGCGATGCTAAATTCGCAAAAGCCGCACACGCACTGTGCGCACAGGAGAATACAGACAAGACACCCGTCCTTAAGACTACCGGCGCAGCAGACCCCACAACAGGCCGACATCGTCTTACCCTTAACGACCTAATCAGTCTGAAAGAGGCTCTCGACAACCTCAAGGTTCCAGCCTCGAATCGTCGTCTTGTCCTTTGCCCCGACCATGTAAACGACCTGCTGCGTTCCGAGCAGACATTCCGTGAGCAGTTCAATATCAACCGCAATACCGGCACTGTCGGCAATCTGTATGGCTTTGACATCTATACTTACGGAGACAACCCCGTCTATACAACCGCCGGTAAGAAAAAGGCAGTCCAAGCAGCTGCAAGCGCAGGTGAATTCCAGTGTTCGTTTGCCTTCTATGTTCCCCGTGTGTTCAAGGCCACCGGCTCCACAAAGATGTATTACAGCGAGGCTTCGACCGACCCCGAATACCAGCGTAATAAAATCAACTTCCGCCATTACTTCATCGCAATGCCTAAGAAGGCCGATGCCGGTGCTGTGATGATGAGCGGCTATACCGCTCCGACTACAGGTGGCGGAACACAGACTGAAGGTAAGTAACGCATGGCAAGACTCAAGTATCTTGTAATCCACTGCACCGCCACCCCGGAGGGTCGTGATGTGTCCTCCGCAGACATACGGCGTATGCATTGCTCCCCGGTGAGTGCCGGTGGCAGGGGATGGAAACAGGTAGGCTACACAGACCTGTTCCGGCTTGACAGCACAGTCGAGCGGCTTGTGAATAATAACGAGGATGCCAATGTAGATCCGT